TTCTTCTATCTCCAATTCTAAGAGTTCTGTCATCAGTGACTTTAGCTTCATAAGTTTTACCAGCTTTACTTAAAAGTTTATTAGATAAATCAACCTCTATTCTACCATCTAATAATTTTATCACAACATATTTATTCTTAGTTAAATAAGAGTTACTAGTACCTGCTTTTTTTAACATGTTTTGTAATTGAAACACACCTTTTGGTGAGGCTCCACTAAGTTTTTCAAAAAAATTAGGTGTTTTATTAATTATATTTTTATATTGAGGATTATTATCAAGCCAATCAGTGAAATCATCCTTATTAGTTACAGTTTCATCATCTGAAGTGTCACCAACATTGTCATTTTCAATATCAACGTCGATAACACCCTTAATAGGTATTTTATAGTTTTTACCGAATCTTAAATCTAAGGTCACTTTGTTATCAACTACCTTAAAGAATCCACCTTTACCAATGTATAATTCCTTAGACCTAACAACATCAAGAATTTTATCACTTTCAACAGATTTATCACCTTCAGAATTACCTCTAACTTTAACTAAATTTAAAACGTACCAATTTTTCTTGATATCTACAACTTTAAAAACTAAGTCGTTTACGATACTATCTTTTTCTGAGTCGGTTTCTGTTGTTATAATCAACATTTCACCCTTATCTAGTTCTTTAATAATTCTAGTGTATTCATCAATTCTAGATAGTTCTTCTTTTTGTTTCATAGTCTTCTCATCAGAAGTTATATCAATTCTTTGAAGCTCACCAGTTTTATCATCTAATACACTGATATATTTAACCTCTATAGATAATGATTTTCCTTTGAAATCATTACTAACAGCGCTGTTATCGTATATGTATATCGTTAATTCGTTCTTTTTTAATGAGTCTTTTTCTAAAACAAATAGTTTACCTAGGGATTTCTCACTTGAATCCTTCATTATTATCCTACCAGAAATATTTGACTGAACAATAAAACTATATTTATTGTCGTCAACCTCAATGATATTTATTTTATCACCACTACTAATTGTACTGAAGGTCTTCTTAAGTTCAACTTCCATTAACATAACTTTCATTATGTTTACCATTCTTTCGTTTAAACTCATAATTTAATCATTTTTATTTAAATACCATGTTATAAATATATTAAAAGTATTTGGTATTCTACTTAATAAATATCAAATAATAAAAAAATCCCTTGATTAAGGGATTTTATTTAGGTGAATATGACCTAGTACTGGTAAATTTACCAGTCTTGGTTACTTTAGGTGTGTTTTCAGATTCCTCTTCTGTCTTATTTATTTGGTTTTGTAATGTCACTATAAAGAAACGCCTTTCGTATGTAGGCATTTTCATTAAATCACCGTATGAAATATTTAAATACTTCATACAAAGATATATTTCTTCTAATAAATCTTTTTTATAGTGATGTGTCAGGCCAAAAAAAGTTTCCGTTAAGGGGAAGAAACGTAGTTATGGACCCACCCCCAGGAGTCCCGACAGTGATATTCATATCAATGCCTGATTCAATTTTGTTTAAATGTTGTCTAAAACTTCTAACATCACCTAATCTCATTCCTCTTTCAATGAAGTTATTAACAACAGTCGAGTTATTATCACCATCAATGGCTAATATCTGCTTTTTAAGTGTATAAGTTGAAGCGTCAGCAAAATCTGAACCCTTTTCCTCAACTAATTCCTCTATGTGGTCTTCAATATCATTAACGTCACCAACGCTTAACATTCTAAATGTAACCTCTTTACCAGATAATGGTAATTTATATTTGAAGTGACCATTTTTATCTGGCTTTTCATCTAAGTATTTAATTGGTAACTCAGATAAATCAATCTTAGTTTCAAATTCTTTATAATCATCATTTGGGTCAGTTAACATAACGTTATACATTGAACCATACCCAGTAGAACGTAACCAAATCATGATTGCATTTCTATCACCGACATGTAAATCCTTGTACCTTAAATCAGTACCCAACATTTTTCTATTGATAAGAACTTCTAGAAACTTACCTGACCTTAAAAGATTAGGGTTAGTAATAAGGTTTTCATCACTAGCATTCAAATAAGATAGTTTTATTGAACTACCTTGATTAGGGTAAAGTAACCCTTCACTAGGTAATTTAATTACATCATAAGGTGAATCCTCTTGAGGTCTACTTAACTCTTCGAATCTATCTTCTGGTACCTCTAATTTTTTATGTGGTTTACTCTCAGCGTCTGAATAAGTAACTTTAGCGGTTTCCTCACCACTAAAATCATCACTACCACCAACATCACCATCATTTTTTCTTTTAGCGATTAATTCATCTCTCTTTCTCATCTGTTCCTCTAACATATCTAGAGATTCCTGATTCATCTTCTGAGCGTATTCTTTCTCTCTACCGCTTTTTTCAGTCTTACCTATACCTTCTTGTTCACTAACTTCTTCGGCTATTTTACTACCCATCTCGTTAGCTTCTTTCATTTCATCAGTCATCCTAGACGATGTTGGGAAAACATTTGGTTTCTTCTCCATATTTATTAACTTATTTTTAGTATGTTATATAATAATAAATATGAAAAAGTAAAGTTTTTAAAATATTAATGCACTCCGTCGGTTACTCTTTCACCATCTGAATCTGAAAACCATTGATTAGATTTAGCGTCTGTTGGTTTATTATCTTCATCCACAACCTCTAAATCACTAGGTAATCCAGTATAACCTTCATCTTTAGATGTAGCAAAATACTTGGCGATTATATCTTCAACTTTATCGTAATCTGTTTCACTTTTTTTAGATAATTCATCTAAAAATTGCTCTAGAGATTTATTCATTAGAGACTCTGGAAACTCACCGTCGTGATGTTCGTTAATATCTTCTTCATTAGCATATTTACCATCCCAACTAAATTTATCTTCCTTAAGTAAGTTTTCTTTTAGAGTTTTTAATTGTTTTTCTGTAATTTTAAGTTTCTTTCCCATACTAGTTTATTATTCTACTTAATTCAGGATAAATGTCTTTAACAAATTTAAATTTATCCTTTTCTTTATCTTTTTCTTCGTCAACTCCATTCATCCTATCTTGGAATTTTTTGTTGACCTTATCCATGTTTTTCTTTTTATCTTGTTTTCTCATTCTTTTATAACGTATTTTAAAAAAGCATAACGCTTTCTATTAGATAAATATGTCATATCTCCCTCAAACTTATAAGCTTCTCTTTCAAAACTTAAGTTTCTATAAGATTTAAACCCATAGATAAACAATTTCACTAACCATTCTATGAAATAAAACACAAAAAAGGGTAAAATTAACATCTCCTTTTGTTGTTCGATATGTATTTTCTCATGATTAAGTAATTTATCAGTGGCCTTTGGGTAATGATAATTAATAAACCTTTCTCTTATTATGATAAAAGGAAAAATAGTAATTCCTTTTATCGGTGCGAATAAACTTATAATTGATAATAGTGTGTCGTTATACTTTACAATCGGTATTTTCATATATAGTTAAAAAAAAATCACTTAGGTAGCGACACTTAAGTGATTTTAAATAGCCGTGAGCTATAATCGGTCCTAAACCGTTTATTTATTTTATAAATAGCTGATAATGTGAGTAATAGAAATCAGAATAATAATATTGCCCTATCAAACCTTAAAGTGGCTGTGATATCTGCAATACCGTCATCATCCATTGATAAGTCACCAAATCCAACATCGGTTAACATAGTACCTTGTAGTTGCCATTTTTCAATAACAACACCACTAGGGTCTAACATTTCAAGCTCAACATCTTTTTTGTATCCAGCAGCATAACCTTGTCTACCAGTAGCAGACTCAGAAGTTAACCTAACCCATTCCATAATAGCTTGGGATGTAGAAGGTCCAATAGCATCTCTAAATACAACTTCAATAGTATCCCAAGTAAATCTACCAATTACGAAGGTAGATGTGTTTAAGAATGGAATCTCAACTTCATTTTGTGTGATTGAAGGACGTGATGCTGACTGTAACCACCATTGTTGTATACCCAACTCAGCTGGGAACCTCATTAACCATCTATTCTTTTTCTTTGGTTCGTAAGGAACAGGCATTTTCATTAGTAAATCTGACATATTTTTCTATTTTTAATTTTAATCTTTTATCTTCTTTATTATAAATATATGAAAAGAGAAAAAATGTGGGATGAACCCACATTTATTCATCTATTAATATTATATATCTTCGAATGATGCACCAGTATTTTGTACAACAAATTCTACTGTTATAAATTCTAACGCTCTTGTTGGTTTAATGAATATTCTACCGTTAAGTTCGTTCCTATCAATTGACTCAGGTGAGTTATCAACTTCTACACGGAAATCAGTAAGACCTCTTTCACTTCTAATATTTTCTAGAATAGGGTTAACTAATGTTTTAAATTGATTTCTTACAACCTCATCGTTTTGTTCGAATAATAATCTGATTGATACAGCAGATATTAATTTTCTAGCCTGTAGTAATAATCTTCTTACGTTAAGTCTGTTTAAAGCAGTTTCTTTTTCTTGTAAGTTTTTATTACCGAAAATAACTGTTCCTTCAGAAGCGAATGTAGCGATAGGGTTGATTCTACCTTCATATAAAGTATCTCTTTCACCTAAAGTTAATTTCTTTCTAGCTTTAACTGCGTTTACAATACCTCTCTGTACACCAGCCACAGCGAACCATGGGAATGATACATTATCGGTTAAAGCAACGTTAGTTATAACATCTCTTGTAGGTGGTAAGTATACTAATACGTTATTATCTGTATCATTAACTTGTACCCAAGGCCAGTATGTTGCAGTATAACTACTGTCAATACCTGTAGCGTCTAATCTATTAACAACATCATCTACAGTAATTACCGTCTCATTCTCATAATCAGGTGTTGTTGTAATATAGATAGAATCACTTCTTTCTTCCTCAACCATTTCAATAGTCGATTCAACAAGATTAGTGTGATTAAATATATCAATACCTGGTGTTGCAAACACGTTAACGTTAGTGTCTTCAGGGTTATTAAATGTTCTTATAGCTTCTTGATATGCGTAGTAATCAGCTGTCGTTCCTTGGTCACCATCTTCCAGAGCCATTTCAGCAATAGCACCACTAGCTAAAGCTTCATTACTATTGGTTTGACCTAATACAAAACTATCTGTATTACTTCTACCTTCTCTATACTCATCCCATCCATCAAAACCACCGAAAGGTGCCATTGTGAATTTTCTTGATTGTATTTTAGTGTAACTGTTACCAGATAATTCTAATTGAGCATCGTTTTGGAAATTAGAATCTCCATAAACAAATGTGAAGTTATCTAAAGTAGCACCACTTGCGTCAATGTCCATATGGAAACCGTTTGTCATACCACTAGTAGCCCCGTCATCAGCCCCTATAAATTTAAAGAAATCTCCATCTATACCTACTGTATCTGAAAGACCTAAGTAAATTTTTCTTACTTTATCGAACCGACCATAAGCTTGATTATAATTAACTGATGGAGCATCTAAAGAAGCACCAAAGGCCTTAGTAGGCACACCAGTAAATCCAGCTGGGAATGAATCTGAAGTTTCCTCAGTTTCATCTAATTGAACTAACACATAATTAGATACTGAAGAATAAAAACCATCTAAAGTACCAAGTCTTCTACCAACAAAATTATCTGAAGTTGGGTCCATTGTACATCTAGAAAATCTTTCTAAAGTTACTGGATTAGCATCAGTATCATTGAATGCTCTAATTCTAACATCAAATTCCCTAGTATTAGGCCTTATATTTTCAATAGATACCTTAATCTCTGAATTGGCACCATTACCATCTGATATAGTAATAAGTCTGAATAATTTTTTAATAATATTACCATTAACCTCAGATACAACCCATGGAGTTATAGCAGGTCTATATTTGGTTTTATAATCTTCGAATTCAGTTTCAAATTTATCTAAAGTAGTACTAATACCAGTAATGGTACTATCATCTATTAAAGAATCTAACATATTTGGATAAATACTCTCAACAAATATAGGTGCTTGACCATCTGAATTTGATTGACCTAAAACCCTAGGTAAATAATTCTTTTTAGTTGAGTCAAATGATACGTTATAGGTAAAGTCATTACCACCAGTTGTACCACTTAATACAAATTCGGCCTTTGCGTCACTATCAATATCATTAATAGCAGGGTCAATCTGTAAATCATCAATGCCTACGTCGAAGATTAAATCTTCACTAGCATCGTAACTACCTCTACTTCTAATAAAAGCAACAACTTGGTCATTATTACCTTTAATTGCCCAAGCTGGACCAGCATCATAACCTGAGTAACCTAATACTCTTGTTACATATAATTGGTTAGACCTTGTGAAGTATGATTTAGCTATATAAGGTAACTCATATTTAGGATATCCAGTATCAGGGAATTTGGCTGGGTTTGTCCCACCAAAGAATGAAGTGAATTCGTTATAATTAGAAACGAATATAGGCTGGAAAGCTGGACCTTTTGTAGTCTCACCTACCAAACCAGCTGTTGTAACACCTATTTGACGTGTTACAAATGATATGTCTCTTTCTGATGTGTAAACCCCTGGACTTACAAATACTCTGTTGTTTGTACTCATATAATTAGATATTTAGTTTTTATAATTCTTATTTTATAATAAATATGTAGAATTTTATCAAAAGTTTTTATGATGTATGTAATACATCATATTTAGTATGATTTTTGTATTACTTTTGTCATACTTATAGTAAAAAACTCATGAAACGAACTAAAAACCTTAAAATAACCCCTACAACTCACAAAATATTAAAAGACTATTGCAATGAAAATGGACTTAAAATGTTTGGGTTCGTTGAAAAACTAATTAAAGAGAAATGTAAAAAGCCGACTGATTTATACGACGAGTAATTACAATGACCTCCAATTTGAACCAGTACATTGTACCCTTGTAGATTCACCATCACTTAGTGTTAAATCAGTAACAGGACCTCCTACAACATAAATAGTTTGAGAACTAGTAGTATTTACAGTAATATCACCTCCTGCCGAATTAGTCACATTATAAACCTTTCCTTGTACATTAGTTGTTGTAGCGTCGAATAATGTTATAGTAGAACCAGAACTATCACAATCTAATGTATAATCGTTTACTTCTAATGTATCTGAAGAACTAACTAATCTATACCCATTAGGTAATTCATCCACATATGCTAATCCCTTCCATTCAGTTCCGTTATGTATCATTGGTCTGTTATTATCATCAGAATCATAAATTAAGAAACCAGAGTCGGCGTTAGTTATACCACTTGTTGTGGTTCTATAAAACCTAACTGCCCCATTCTTATAAATAGTAAACGCATCATCTCTAGAACCGTTTGTGCCATTACCATAGTTAACTAATCTATCAGTATCGTCATTATTAACTGTATAATCAGTACCGTATATACCACCAGAATGTTCACCAAATGCCCTAGCAAAGTTATTATCACCCTCGGCATGGGAACCTCTACCACTAGCAACAGTACCTAGCCCTTCAGCATGTGAAATAACACCACTAGCCTCAGTATCATCACCTTCAGCGTGAGATATAAAACCACTAGCTATTGTATAACTACCTTAAGCATGTGAGTACGTACCACTAACAGGTGTATATATACCATCATTTTTGATATTTAATAACTCTACTTTATCTCTATTTCTAAAGGAAAAGATGTTACCAGTTAGGCTATCTGCTACCTTTAATAGTGTGTTTTTAACACCTCTTAGATTTAGTATAGTCCCATCTTCAGCAGTACCTTGAAGATTTAGTATTTTTTTTATTAATCCCATTTTATATTATTTTTTCTAGCCATTCATCCTCTATATAATCATCCTCCATAATATCTTTATATACCACACCATTTTCTTCCAAAAATAATATCATATCGTTTTTTTCAGAAAAGGTAAATATATCCATTTTAGTGTTTAATATAGAACCTTCTGATATTTCTCCATATTTAATTACACTATTATCTTCATACTTTGCTACCCAATAAGGTTTGCTGTAATCTTTGTGTT